TAGAGCATTGAGGGGGATAAATAAATTGTATTCGATTAAGGAGATTATAATATGCTGACTATAGATTGGGATTTTACTCATGTTTACATTTTTAATAATGGGATAGCAATCGGGAGCGCCATTGGTGATAAAGTAGAAATATCTAATTCGTCTGAATTATGGGTATATAAAAACGGAGATATTATATTCCATTTAGCAAGTGGTTCGTATATAAGGAGGTGATGCAAACTGTTAATCGAACGAGTGATCAACCACCTGTAAGTATAAATATTATAATAGCTACCAATATTGTCATAAAAGAACCGCCTATATATTTAATGAGACTGAGTTCTTTTGTATTATTGCTTATTTTAAGGTTAAGAGAATCAAGTCCGGTATCTTTATCATCAATCGCCTTACAGGCATTATCGGCTTGTTTCTCAGCAGCTTTGGCACTCTCTCGTGCTTTATCTATTTTATTATTCGTTTCTGATATTTCTTTTAAGGCCTTACCTATATTCCCGTTGTATTTATCAAGGCGATTATCTATATTGTCAAACCTTTTAAATATTCCACAATCTTCGTCAAATAACATCTTAACATCTCTTATTGTTTCCTCAAATTCCAATTTTGTCGTCATCGCATTACCGCCTCAATCTCTTATTTGCCCATCTCACTAAATTAGGAACGTTTTCAGGATGATTGATTCTATATTCTAGCACGTGCGGGAAAAACCAAACAAGGAAAACAGCAATTGCACCGATGATTATTGTCTGCCAGAATGAAGCCCCAACCAACAGGATACCCATATATAGTATTAATGCAACCGAAGCTCCCCAAAATACCCCTGGAGAGGATTGTTCTAACCGGCAGAATTGAGGTGTGAAAGGCTCTTTACGTTGACATACTCGGGCCCAAATAAAAATATAAATCTTGGCTATAATATCAAGTATTTTGTTTATCATTATCAACCTTCTTTTGAGCGGTCATATTCTTTTGGGTAAGGTAACTACCAAGATAAGTACCTATCAAACCTGTACCTATTGCTATCAAGGCTACGTTACAAATTGCGCCATAATGATTAAAAAGAGGACTGCTATAGATAATGTAATTAAGGCGATTGATTCTTTCATTTTATTTCCCCAAAGCATTTAATATCGCTAATTGGTCATTATATAGTTTAGTCCCTTTATACATAGTAGCGTTTCCCACTGTCGCTTTAGTTAGTCGGACTATGGATTCAGAACCAACCCACCAAGTGGTAACATTAGAGCCTACCCTTTGTTCGTATATTATTACAGTCCCATCCTGGTAGATTTTATACCAACCTTTGCCTAAATTAATTTCCATTATTCACTCCGTTTAATTTAACCCAGTTTATATCTACAATATGAGCGTCATACCCACCGTGTTTTTTAAATTGTGGGATAGCAGAGAATGGTAATAGACATAAACCATCATTACCCCAATCTTCTCCCCAAGAGTTTTGAAGATTAAAATATTCCGTCTTATAATCGTGACCGTATAAAAAGGTTTCATGGCCGCCACCTATAGTATCATAGCATCGAGGCTTTTTGAGTTTGCCGTTATCATCTGGGTAACTCCATTTATCATACCACGGAGACCCGATAGCAACTAGATTATTTCCTGATAGTGCGGTACAGATTCCATCAATGCCATCGACAACACGGGAATAACTAAATAAGGGTTTTTCTAATGCCTGTTTGAATTGATTATCTTCTGGGTCGATAGGGTTAAACCTTTCCTCATATTGCCATTGGCTTTCTAACAAACATCCCCATTTCAATAACCAATCAAGAGCGAGTCTGGGTTCGGTTCCGCAATGCTCATGAACATAACCGCCGAGTTTCCTTCCACCGTAATAAATCCAACGTGGGGAAAGCCACTCTGTATAAATTTCTTTTTGAATTGTCTTACCTGTTAGAATACCGCCGATACCATGTCCGACACAACTCCCCTGATTCCCTTGATTTCTAACAAAAGGTAAAAAAGCGGAAAGGTCTGACTTCTCTTTTATATCAATTGGTTTCTTTTTAGTTAAAAGATAATCTTTAGGGTCGTACTTATCCTTAACCCACCCTAATTTCTTATCAATCAAGTCTCTTTTATGCAATTTATTCTCCTGTTCTTATTGGTGTGGCTGTTTAATATGATTTTATACCTTATTCCATAATGCTCTAAACGCCTCTGTTAATGATGGCGTCTTTGTCACTATTTCGATTGACCCCTCTGCGGGATTGTCAAGGTTTTGGATTATCCCTACCAGTCTAACAGAGTCCTCAATCCCTAATATCTCGTGGATAAGGTTAACTATATTCCCCAAAACGGGTGCGTCAATGGAAAAATTAATATCTATTTCGTTCAAAAATAACACATCACTGCTATATGATGTAGGCGACGTGCTCAATGAAGTCATCTGTGCCTGTCCCCACACTAATAACGTATAGGCGTCATTAGCATAATTAAAGGTTGCCAGTTTGCCAATGTCCCCATAGGTAGCGGCGGACACAAAATCCTTTAAAAACGTGGCATGCGTATATCCTGCATGGTAGATATCCCCTGAGTGAAAATTAGCTATAGCACATCTATAAGTTCGTTCGTTTGCTCCCTGGACATATAAGGCGGTTTCGTCCGTCTGGGTTGTTCTTAACTCTAATTCATTGCAATATACATATTCAGCCCCCGCACCTGATATAAGGACACGTACTCTCATACCCATAACCGAACGAGGTTCGGCAAAATCATATTGTCCCCAAGCATACCACCAAGCGGAATTCCAGTTGTTGGTTGTCCCCACTATAATTGTTTCCCATGTGGTACCGTTGATTGTAACATCGATATTTAATCTTAAAATATTATGGTTATCATCGAACATAAACCATCTCATACCAGTGCACAAAACGGGCGTTGTTTTTAAAGCCACAACATAATTAGTCCAACTGGCTGAATTAGTATAATGATTCGCATAAGTAGCGGTATTCCCATCGATTGCCCTTGCCACATTAGCCCAATTCGTACCCGATACACTGGTAAAAACCGAACTTGCTTCAGCTATAGTTCTATAAATCTTAGTTCCGGTAGGGAGAGCATTCCCTGCTCCTGTCCAACTCCCATAGCATTTATAATTCTGTAAGAGCAAATAGCCATATGTAGCGTCATTGGCATTATCGACAGGGTCCCAAATAGGCACATAGTTTGACAGAATTGCCTCTGAGCAAGTAGGATATAATCGTGTGGCTACTCCCTGCCAGTCCTTATCTTCGGATACCCCGATTAGATTTTTCCTGTATCTGATTTGTTGCCCCGTATCAGTTCCGATATCATTTAACCAATTAAATACGTTGGCATCTGTTACATCTATATACCCACCGATAACTTCGATTAAATCATTGAGGCATTTTAAGACCGTGGTATTTGTCCAGCTAAATGAATATGTTCCCGTAGGTTCGATAGTGCCCACCGTAATAACAGGCATAAGAGTTTGATAGCCTAAAAGAGCCGTTATTATTTGTGTGGGTGTTAAATTAGTTGGCACATATGACACAACAACTGCTAATAATAGTTTACTTAAATAACTTTTCCCTTCGATGGTTTTGTGCGGCATGCCATCGTCAATCTTACCGGAATGGGTAAGAATGAACTTACGTCTTATAACACCTGTTTCATAATTCCGTAGCCAGATCTCATTCGGTAGAACTAAATCAGCCCCTTTGTCATCATCAGCAGGCAATGAGAACGATAAACCATCCGGCTCATTTACCCGTTGTGAGTGTGACCTGTCGTAAGCCTTTTCCAAGATGGAAATTAAATCCCCTGCAGAATTGTGTATTTCGAGGACATATTTAATGGCGGGTAATATGGTCATAAATCACCTTTTAAGAATATGTATTTCTGTATAAAATATTGAGTGTTCCGGTGGTAGAAAACGCCGTAACTTTGATTGAGTTGGCTCCTGGGGTGAGCCGGGGAAACTTGCTGGAAAGGACAAGCCCCGTCATGGCAGACACACCGTTCTTTTTTACAGACCAGTGCTCTACATCGATTTCCAGTTCGTCATTTGTAGCCAGCGAACCTGTCCATTGAAGCTCTTCATTCGTGGTAATATTTTCAAGTTTGATTGTTACGGTTGTTAGGGTCTCTCCGGCGGTTAAAGTGTAAACAGGTTTTACCATCCCAGTCCCGCCGACTGTCTCTGTGATAGTTTTCGGGTCAGCATCGATGTTATAGGTCGATGATGTTTGAGTTACGGCATAACCTAACGGATCGGGGCAAAGGAAAGATGCAGAGCCTTCCCAGCAGTACGGGGAGATAAAACTACCATCAAATGATTGGAGTTGTGCGTTAAAATATCTGGTAGTTAAAATATCAAGTATAAGTTGGCATTCCACTTCCGTTCCCAATGTTTTCTTTATATTATCAAGATTGGATATAACATCGGCAACACTATCACCTGTAACTGCTACCCTAAAATTTAATGGTCTGGCATCACGGTAAAATCCCATATTATAGGCCAAATCTCTCATTTGAACAGTCGATATAGTTTGGCTTAAAATGTGAGCGTTTGAGGATGTAATAACCAACTCATATAAAGATAAATCCACGCTGTTAAAAGTAAAAGAATTAGGCATATCCCTTATCCCTCAATCCGCTTTGTTGCAGATTATAAAGTTCTCTGGCTACCTTGTTGATATCAGATTCTTGACGTATTACAGCTCCGTTGAGATTAAAACTTTGGTTAATTGTCGTTCCCATTTTGCCTTCAGGTGTAATATATTCAGGTTTTCTTTCAGCCATTACACCATAAGGCATTCCTGTTTTTATACTAGATAATAATGTCGGTTCAACAATTTTGCCACCTGTAGCGAATCCGGTCATCTCACCTGTGGCTATATTAATTGTTGGAATAGGCGCTGCTACCATTCCTGGAGTATATCCAACAGGAGGTGTATATTCTTCACCCCGTGCAGCAGCTAACGCCGCTTGATAACGTATTTCTTCTGCAATCAATCTATCATGGGATGCTACGTTTAATTGTTCCAATGTAGCGATTGTATCTTGTTTTTCCGCTAATATCGCCGTTTCATTGGCTATTTTTGTGTTTAATTCAGTCTCTAATCTAACTAATTCTTCAGCTAATGCAGTATCAAGAGTATCCTTTTCAGCCTCTTTGTTAGTGATTAAAGTCGCAAGTTCCTCACCATATTGTACAACTAAGGCATCATAAGCAAGTTGCGCTTCTGTTTTCTGCGCCTCTATAGCGGCTATTTCAGCGGCTGCCAATTCTTCCGCCTGCGTCTTAGCGAGTTCAGCGGCTGCCGCTTCATCTTCCATTTCTTGGCGAAGCGCTTCTTTTTCAGCTTCCCTTTGTCTAAGCAGTTCATCTCTAGCCAATTC